GATTCAACCCAAGGTTTTAATTGATTGTAATTGTAACCTGTAAATGCACCGATTATTAAGTTTTTTGCCATGGGAAAACTCCATTATATTTTTCATTCATTACTTTATTACCATTGTGAAAGAAATCTGCGTTGACGGAACCTGCGTTGCCATCTACTCTATAGTTTACTGTGTATTTTCTGGTACAATCAAACTTGGGAAAATATTGTGATAATACTTGCAACCAAACTCTATCTTGACCCCAACCACCATGCCATACATGTGCCAATTTTATCGCAACCTCAGTCTTGAGGCAATAGCAATTTGTATCTATATGATTAATGCCATGATAAGATTGCCATTTACCTAGTGATTCACAGTCATCATTTGTAATGAAGTTACCATCTTTGTCGTATATTTTTCTGAGTGAATATGACCAGTCCAAATCATTTTTTTCGATTGTTTGGATACAACTCTCAACATGGTCAGGATCGAGCCAACAATCTTGATCCAAATATAAGACATATTTGCTATCAACTAGGTGAGTGAAAGCGGCATAGGTTCGGTGGCCATAGAAGCCATTGGCACCGACATTGATTGGTAGATAACATCTTTCTAGATTTTTTCGGCTTAAAAAATCATCTGTTATTATTCTGGTTTTTGAATGGTACTTGATACCATCAGCAACAACATAACATTTAGTATCATAAGTCTGTTCAAGCACACTCTGAACAGCACCCCTCAACTCTGGAACACCAGTAGTTGGCAAAATCACAGTCGCAGACATAAATCATCCTCTAGTCAGTTTTAATATTTTCTCTATTTGTTTTTCAATTGCAGGTTTACGGTTTGGCCAATAGATGTATTCCTTATCACCTGTACTATGTAGTTTCTTCAGGAAAGGGATAATCATCTTCTCTAGTTCAGCCATTCGTTGTTCAGTTTCAGATAAAGTATTTTTAACTGTTTCTACAGTCTTAACACTCTCTTTAATGGCTGAGTTATATTCTTGTTCAGAAACGGCTGAGAATCCGAAATCATCTTCAGAATCTTCATAACTTTTTAAAATCTTATCGAAATCAGTTAGTGCCATTTTAATGTTTAAAGTTTGAAATTGTAGATTTTACTTTTTAATTTTTACTATTAATAGGTCGCCCCTGGTAGCCATTAACTTGTATGGGTAAATAGCTACACGGGCGCCATTATAACGTTTATTCTTATAGGTGAAACCTCGGCCGGCTCGAAATGTTGCACCAAATACTGGTAAGTATCCACCTTTAAAATGTGATAAGTCACCAGACAAACTCATATGACTGGAGAAGTCAAGCTCTACACATTTGTTCTTGTTATTAAACACAGGTTTACCTTGGCCAATCAACTGTGTGTGTTGCAAAGAAAATGCATGACCATATTCTGGTCCATAAATCGACATATTGGCAAGTTCATCATCTGTGAATTCACCCATAACTGGCACAGGAAGTTGATTGTTATTACCAATAACTTTAGCAACTTCTCCTAAAAATTTTTGAACAAGGGGATGCTTGTATATGTGTTCACCGGCTTGTTCAGATAAACCACCATATTGTTGAAAAGCTTCTGGTCCACCTTCTTTTTTATGAGAAATATAAATCGAACCGACTACAGTAGGACTTTTTTTATCTTTGCAAAGAATAATGTCCGCTTTAGGATCTCCTTTGACACCCGCTTTTTGTTTGATTGATGAATCAACTTTTATAGCATAAGAAATATCTTTGTAGATTTTGTTGTCACCTTTCAATTTAACATCAATTTTTCCACCAGCATCTAAAATATAAGCATTGAGTGCATCAACAACTTCATCTTCATATTGTGTGCCATTACCACCCGTTGGTTTACGAATTGTATTGATTGGAATATAACCAGCAGTTTGACCAATTTTTACTGAAGCCATCTTCAACTTACCGACCTCAAACATATCCGAATTGGTTATTTTAATTTTGGTTCCGGCCTTAAATTCTTTAGTTCCAGCAACTAGATTTTTACCTTTCTTGGTATACAGAACAGTAGACTTTCCCTTTTCGATTTCAAATTCGATTTCGGAAAATCTTTTATTTTCTGTTACATATTTTATGAAAGATAATCTACCATCAGTGGCTTTACTACCCAAATCGGCCATTTCAATTCCTGTTGTTATAATTTATTATTTAGTCTTTATATCACAAGAGTATTTATCTGATAATATCAATAGGCTTTCCAGAAGTCCAAACCTCCAACTCGGTTCTCAATCTATTCTCATTCTTTAGTGTGTCAAACCGGTTAGATGCCTTGTTCTTCCACCATGCAATCAAGTTTACCAGATTGTGTTTCTCATAGTTTTCACCAGGAATAAGCATATCGGTCTTACAGTTAACATAGTCTACCATGTTTTTGAAACCATAATCACTGATGTAATATCTTTTTTGTTCTGTCAACTTTTTTGCATTGACAATCGTTTCTAAGAATGATGCCCCTTCAGGTTGGCCTTTAAGTGCAGATTTAGTTAAAGCTATGATTCTCATAGTTGTCTTTAACTTCTTACTTGAAACATCTTCATCAACAATATCACCAACCTTATCTTCCACAAAGTTCCGTAAATCTTCATAAGGTTTGCCGTGCATCATTGGAATAAAATCACTATCAGTCAAACCTTTATAACGAATATAAGGTTTCATACCGTCATATTGTGACACAGTTTTGGAACTTCCATACAAACTGGTAGTTTCAAATAAACACAGATTCATACCATACTTTTTGTTTACGATTTCTCGGACTTCATGTGAGGTACATATACCTGCAAGTAACTTTCCACCAAGATAATTGAAACCGAAAGGTTGCGCTGGCACAATGACGAAACCCATCATTGAAGAACCATTGAATCGTTTGGACCACTCCGGTTTCTGTGTAAACACTTGCCCAAGCATTTCATTGCGTGGTTTCATGTTGATTACAGGTGAACCTAATCGAATAAATCCAACGAACTTTCCTGTGTTCTTCTCTTTGACGGCCAATCTTATCTGACGGCCAACTGGTGAAATGTTGATGTGTGAACTGGTAATATTCAGTAATGTTTCCCAAGTCTCTTGTGGTATTTCAAGTACTTCAAAATCCATATCATTTGGATGCATTGTGAAGTCTGAGAATAAATCATCTTCTAATGGAAACAAAGGATTGGAAGATAGACCAGACAAAGATGCCAATTTCTGGTCACGCATATATTCATCCACACGATGAAAGTTACCAAAGTAATCTTGAAATACTTTAGCACAATGTAGGGCTTCATCTTTAGTTAAATTCATACTTTAAATCCATCAAATGATTTCTTCTGTGGTTTCTCTCTGTTGCCAAATGTGTTGAGTGGTTTATCTGGTTGACCAGAATCAGTAATGCCATCTTGACCAGATTGTTCCACATCATACAGGCGCATCTTTGCTCTGTCAATACCCAAGGTGAATCTTTTGTACATTGTTGGATCGGAGTAACGATTCTTCAACTGTTTCACCATAATCTGGCCAAGTTCTTCCAATTCTTCGGAAGAAATCAAAGCAAACATCAAGTCTGCGGTTGCTGGCAGACCAAAACTCTCACTTGTGTCCTCAAGTCCTGGGTCGGATGAAGTAAAACCACTTCTTGTTGTTTGTGTAGCAGATACAATTGGTACTCCGTATTCAACTGCAAGTCCACGCAGCTCTTCGGCAATAGCCTTAACATAGGTGTAACTGTTGACGTTAGCACCAGCTTTAACTCTAGCACTGCAACAAATGTTAAGATAATCAATAAAGATAATATCAGGAACAAAAGACTTTTTAAGATTGAGCTCATTGAGTAAGGTACGAAAATGAGTGGTGCTCGCAGATGCTGTAGGATATTCTTTGATGATAAGTTTTCCAACTGTCTTTTCACGAAGTTTAGCAATTTTCTTATCATACATTTCTTTCGGTAAATTTACAAGGTCATCAACTGTGACATTCAATAGATTCGCATCTATTCTTTCTGCAATCTTTTCTTCAGCCATTTCCATGGTGATGTAAAGTACATTCTTGCCTTGAACCATACATCCTGCAGCCACATGGCACATGAACAAACTTTTTCCCACGCCAGTTCCGGCAAGAGCGATATTAAGCGTTTTAGTAGGTAGACCACCTTTTGTGATCTTGTTAAAGAAATCCAAATCAAAGGGGATTCGTTCTTCTTTACGATGGTAGAATTCATATCGTTCTTCCGAATTTTCTAGGTAATCGTGGCCAACTGAGTTGTCAAAACTTACCGCCAAAGCGTCCGATAATACCTTGGGAATCGCACCTTTGTCTTGGGTTTTATCTTTCCCGTCAAGTATGGAAATTGCCCCCAGTACTGCATTGTATATCGCTTTTTCTTGACAGAATTGTTCGGTTTTGTCAGTAAGCCATTGAACCTTGGATTCTTCATCCTTAGTTTTTGCAATTTCTTGGAGATAAGTTTCACACTTCTCCACTTCGTCATCTGTGAGGTTACGCCTCTCTTTGACGGCCAATACAAGCGCTTCAATCGTTGGTGGAGAATTGTAAGTTTCTGTGAACGATGCAATTTCATGGTATAATGTTTTATCTGTTCTGTCGGTAAAATATTCTGATTTTAAGAATGGTAAAACCTTGCGTAGATATTCTTCATTGTAGATTAGATTCTTTAAAATCGTCTGTTCCAGTTTCATCAATCACTTCCTGTTCCATGTTAGATGACATTATTTCTACCAATAAGTCACCAATATAATTTTTAAAGTCGCCATCTTTTTCCAGTTTGGCTGGCTTCTTGACTGTCGATTCTATCACATCATAAGCAAAAAGTAAATAGACTTGTTCATTTTCTTCCTTGAACTTTACCTTACCATACTTGAAGATGGTATCTTTGTATGGACCTTCTAAAAACTTGATGTGTACGGAAGACTTATCATCTTTCGGATAGATGAAGCAATAATCAATACCTTCTGTCATGTTGCACCATTCATAGTTTCAACATCAAATGTTTCATCAATGTTGCTTGTCATAATTTCACCGGCTGCCACTCGATATTTGTCCTCAATAAAATCACGGAAAGATTTCTGTTTCAGAATAGGCATCCAGAAGTCTTTGGTATCGGTGTCCTTCTCACGGTAATTCTTTTCTTCAATCACACCGTCAGCATCGACACGTTGGTACCAACCATTCTTTGGTTTGACCACATGCTTGGATTCCAAAGCAAGGTCGAGCAAACCAGACCAAGTGCTAATACCACCGTCAAAAGATACGCTAACAGGTATCTTAGATTTTTCTTTGACATATCTACTTTTCTCTACATTAATAATAAAATTGTAACCGGTAACTTCTGTACCGTCTTTTTCTTGTTGGCGACCAATGATAAAGATATTATCAGCCGAATAATAAGAACCTGTACCACCACCAACGATATCTTTGGGGAACATACCAATTTCTTTGTATGTGTGATTAACCACAATCATTGGAATATCTTTCAGAGACAAATGTGGTGTTACCATACGGAACAAAGACTTGACTTGTTTTGCTCTAGACATATCAGCAACTGATTTTTCAGCCAAGGCATCTTCAACTTCTTTCTTTGATGCCAAGTTGCCAATTGAATCAATGACGATAATCAATTTATCACCACGCTCAAGTTGTGTCAATTGAGCCATTATGTCGAACTTGAGTTGTTCAATATCTGTAAGAGGAGTATGGAGCACCCGGTCTGTGTCAATACCAAAACTGTCAAAATAAGACTGTGGAGTACCAAACTCCGAATCGTAGAATAATAGTGCTGCATCTTCATATTTGTCCAAATAAGATTTGGCCATCAATAAAGAAAAGGCTGTCTTAAAATGTTTTGATGGACCAGCCCACATTGTAAGACCTGGTGTTAGACCTCCGTCTAATTTACCAGAAAGTGCCACATTAATAATTGGCACTGCGGTTGAAATCATATCCTTCTCATTGAAGAATTTTGATTTGGATAGAATAGCAGAATCTTTGATGCTACTATTCTTTTTAATTTTGTCAAGAATGCTCATTTATTTTCCTTTTTCACGAAACGAATATGGTTCATCATAATCATACTTAGGTTCTAATTTTTTGGGTAGTTGTTGCTCAGATGAAGTGATGGGTGGTATTGATTCACCACTAGCTTCATCAATCACAATCATATTGTCTTTTCTAATCTCTACGGTTTCTTCCTTTTTTGGTTCAGGTTCTTGTAGTATTTCTTCCAATTCTTCTTTGGTTGGTTTTTCACCAACATCAGCAACATATACAGGTATCGAATCTTCGTCCAATTTTCTGGCAGTTTCTTTTGCACGATTAAAGAAGTTTTCAGTATCATCAAAATCTTCTTTTTGTCTTATTGACATGTTGTATGCAATAATCAATAAAATTGCCAATGGATCAAATACCACAATAATCAATAAAATAACAAGTCTTACCGCTTTGTCGATAATGTCATTAGTCGCCTCACCATATGCCAAGGCCGCAATATATTTGATTGGACCGATATCCGCTTCAACCTTTTTAAGCTCTGTAGATAGAGGCGCACGTTCCTCGGAGTATTTGGCAATGGTGGCTTGCGACTGTTGAATTTCTTGTAGTATTCTAGCCCTATCTTTCTGTTGGGAACGGCGTATTGCTTGCGCTTTGTCGGCACCCTTTTCATCTGTTGAGCGACCCATAGTTTGATCCACAACCTCATCATACTGTTTAATTGCCTTGCGGTTCGATTCGACATTTTCCTTCTCCGTTTTTATCTTCTCATCCAACAATGCAATCTTATCTACAAGTGGTGCATTATCTGCCGAATGTTCTAGGTGTGCCTTTGATAGGAAACCAAAAATACCCATTGAGGTAATCAACATTAAAATAACAACAGCAATTGATAGATATGATTTGATAAGAAAAGGGCATTCCCTCCAGTTTCTATACAACCAAGATACAGTTACAAGTTTTGATATTTCAAGTATAGAACCCATAATGACAACTGGCCAAAAAGATCCTGGAAATATTTGGGCTAAACCTATAACTGAATAGTATGCTGCAACGCCAGATAAACCTAGTGCTGTCAGTAACGTTAAGAATATCATGCAAAAAAGTCCTCTAAAGAATTTGTTTTTTCCGCAGACCAATTCATGCAACGCAAAATTACGCTGATTGGTTCCAGAAAGGCCTTGTCGAATTGTACATCATAGTCAATGTAGTTGTCAAGCTCAAACTCTTTTGGTATTCTTGAGGGAAATGAAATCACATCATTCTTGAAATGATTCGGCATTTTTAGATAGGTGAATTTGAGTTTTTCACCTTCTTGGATCAATGGATACTTCTTGGTCAAATCTTTTTGTTTGAGGTAATGATTATATACAATCGCACCACGAACATGAATTGGTGTACCTTTTTTGAACATCATTACTGGATCGGAATAAGTACTTAACCCATTCAAACCTCTAGGAAAAGATATTTCTTCCGCAGGTAGTGTTTTAAACTCCTGCCTGAACTTGGCAATAAAGTCTTGCACTTCTTGTTCGGTACCAGTCATCATTAACTTAATAGAGGCTTTCATCTTCTCACGAATGGCAGATGGTGTGGATGATTTAATCATTTCCAAACCCATCACCTTCATGTGTGGTTCTGCATACTGAACACCTTCGTTGTTATACACATTCAATATATAACGCTTCTTGGCAGTCCACACACCCTTGTCGGAAAGACCTTCACGCTTCATCTGCATCTTTTGTGCGTATGCGTGTACATAATTGGCCAATTCTTCGTATGATTTATCAATATATGGTTGTAGTTTATCTTCACAAACTCTGTCCATGAATTCAATAACTTTTTGTGCAGGCATCTTAACAACACCATCAACACCATACACTTTGTTTACCAGGTCACCAAGGCGCAGGTAAATAGAATCAGTATCTGATGCAATCACATAGTCCACATCATCTGTGGACAATAACTTGTTCATGTACTTGTTGATTTTGGCTTCGATCCATCTGATGGAAAGTTGACCTGCGGTAGTAACTCCCAGAGCCATGCGTAGGTCATAAAACCTAAAATACTGGCTTCCCAAAGCGCCGTAGGCAGAGTTGAGGGATACTTTCTTTGCAAGTTGTAGGTTGTTAAATCTAGCCACACGTTTCTCAATGTCGTATTTTTTAGATTCGTCTTTTTCATTTTCGTACTCCTGTTGAGCTGTCAACATCATCTTTTTAAACTTCTTACGGTCTTGATACATTTCTTCCATCATTGCAGGTAAGAAACCAATCTTGTCCGTACGGAAGAATTGTCCGTTTGGTGTAATCGTTACATCTTCCAATCTTGAGGTGTCAATTTGACATTTCAAGAGTTTATCAACAGACACACCTTGTGAAAGCACTTCACGCATTTCTGGTGTATAGTTTTCTGGTTCAATTAATGTTTCTGGGCTGATATTGTATTGCATCATCAAATGTGGATACAAACTGTTCAAGTCAAACGATGCAATATAATTATGCATACCAACTTGTGGGTCTTTTACATATGCACCTTCAAATGCAGCATCTTTGTCCTGCACTTCACGGGGTGGCACAATGATACCACGATTCAACAGATATGAATATGTTAGTGCATCCCACATACGGGTCTGAGCAAACACATCTTCATAGTTACACTTGGTATCATATGCAAGGGTTAAGGCCAATTCTAGAAGCTTCAGTTTATCTTCCAACTTTAGAATCAGTTTAACGTCTTTGATGTTGTATTCAATAAACTTTTGAAAGTTGAGGCGATACAATGCATGGAGATTATCATATTCATCATATGAGATTTTACCTTCACCAAGTTCCACCTGTGCGATGTTATCCAACCGATATGATTCTTGTGACTTACCACCTGGCGCATACCATTTGTACAATTCAATATAGTCAAGTGATTCGACACCAACAAAACTATATGCAATCAATTGACGGCCATTAATAATCGTTTTGCGTTCCGTGATGTAATTCCATGGAGACAGTTTCTTGGTATCATCTTCACCAAGAATTTTACGAAAACGATTTACAAGATAAGGTATATCAAAGAACTTAGTATTCCAACCAGTGATAACATCTGGTGTCATACGAGTCCAGATATCCAAGAACTTTTTGCAAAGAGACCATTCGTCCCTGCATTTGAAGTAGGTTACATTGTCTGGATCGTCATTGGTGTAGTCTCCGCAACCCATAACATACGTGTGTCCACCTAGATAGGTTATGGCGATGGCTGTGATTGGTTCGTTTGCAAGATATGGGTCTGGAAAACCATTCTCAGAACCAACTTCAATATCGACTACACCAATAGAAACTTTATCGGCATCCCAATCAACCATTTCAGAATGTTGTTCTGCGATAAATGCATATTCGAATCTGGTGTTGCCATAGATTTTTGTACCACCAGCAACATCTTCAAATTGTTTTACATAGTCTCTTGCTTCACGAATGCCATCGAATCGTTTTGGTACAAGGTCAATACCATCAAGAGATTTGTGTGTACCGTTACCTTTGCGAGCAGGAAGGTACAATTGTGGTTCATAATCAATCTTTAGTCTGATTCGTTTACCGTCTTTGACACCACGATAAAGAATTTTACCACCGAGAGATTGAACATTTGTGTAGAAATTAGCCATTAACCTTTAAGTATTTGTTTGTTTGGAAGAATGATACCTGAACCAAAAATTTGATTGTAGTTTTCAATAAAATCATCAGCAGGAACATAGTAGTATACTACATTCTTCTTGTCAATGTCAATAGTTGCATTTTTGCCATGATTGGCGTGCATTGGAAATGGTGCAAAACCGACATTTGGATTACCGTCCTGACCACGGACCACAGCAATAGCCACAGGATTGGATAAGGTAAATGCAAATGGAGTTTCAGATTTAACTTCACCCAAAACTTCTTCCTGAGTGACAAGTTTCAGTACAATTATAGTCATAATAAACCTTTGAGATGGAGCGGGTAGTCGGATTCGAACCGGCTTCTTTAGCTTGGAAGGCTAAGTCCTCTCCCAGGAGAATACCCGCATAAATAAGTATATAGTGTGTTTGAGGTCGTATTATATCATTGTTTTGTTATAAAGTCAACAGAATAAATGGTATAAAAGATGGATCCGTTAACCCTTCTGGCTCTAGCAAATGGGGCTGTGGCTGCCGTAAAGAAAGGTTGCCAACTCTACAAAGATATCAAAAGTGCAGCCGGTGATGTGAAGGGTGTTCTTGATGATTTAGATAAGCAATTCTCCAAACAGCATGAAGGCAAACCTGTTACCAGAGAACAAAAGCAACAGTTTGAGCAAAAGAAAAAAGAAATAAAGGAAAACCTATCAAAGGATCCAAATGATATTATGTCAACCATCGGAGATCAGTTGGGGACATTCTTTGATGCTATGGACAAGATTGAAGAATTGTTTTATGAAGAAGAAAAGAAAGCCAAAGAAGTTTACACTGGCGATGTGTCTCTAAGTCGCAGAGCATTGCAACGGGTTCTTATTCGTTCCAGACTTGAGCAGATGGAAGTTGAATTGCGTGAGCAAATGATTTACCATGTACCAGCAGACCTGAAAGATTTGTGGACACGATTCCAAGAAATGCGTGGACAAATTATTGAAGAACAAAAGGTAGCCAGAAAAGTAAAAGAAAAAGAAGATGCGATCCGAGCC